CAGTAGCTGAACAGGAGGGACAGCTGATAGAAACAGAAGCCACTGGAGCACCTCAAAAACACCATCATACACTAAATCAGTAAGTTGGCAGCATCACCATTGTGGCGCTATCATTGCCGTCAGCGACCACTTCATTTTTCGACTTCTGCAGATCAACCTGCGCGGTACTCGAGTCGCCGACAAAACTGACAATTAACGTTTGTTTCACGCCATTTTCAAGGGTGACTTCAACCGTGTTGTCTTCCTGCTTACTACTTTTCAGATCAAAAGTCGCCAGACCATTAACATCCGTTTTTGCGGTGTTTTGATTGTTAAAGCAAGTTGCCGACCCGCTTAATACCGCAAACGTGACGGTATGATCATTGATTGGGTTGCTTCCTTCATCAGCGACATTGACCGAGACGGTGTTTGCTGCATTCTCATTGGCGAGCACACCATTATTGCTGGCAGATAATGTCGCAATTTTTGCTGACTGCGGGTTGGCGTCGATGATAAATCCAGCGGTATGCAAATCTTCATTCCAGTTTTGCATTAACAGCTTCGCAGTAAGCCCACTGCCTCTGGTATAGGCGGTATAGGTTGCCTTATAGACGCCATCTGCGGTTTCTTTCCAGTCTGTAGTGACACCAGGTTTCACGTTGTCGATGCTGACTGCGTTATTCAGTTGCTGTTTTTGCTCCTTAACAGGTTTGTCATTTTCATCTCTCAGTTCTACCGTCACCTCGATAGGATTGCCGGAGAGATAACGGTCTTTATCAATTTTAATTGACGAGTGAGTTCGGGATGACGAAATAGAAATGATATTCACCACGGCGGGGGCTTTAGCCGCATCCACACCATTCAGCTGTGGCATCAGCGTCAGCGTGCCAGACATCGCTCCTGTGGTCAGGATCTGGGTATAGCTTCCGTCACCATTATCTTTCCATTCAGAAAGGGTGATGTCCTGAACACCTTCGTGACGCGTCGAGAGCACCAGCCCGACAACAGGATTACCTGCTGCATCATGCGCAATAAAAGTCAGTGTGGCGGTTGAATGGGAATCCGCGTTCAATGTTTGGGTACTTAACGATACCGAGGAATCTTTCTGGCTTAGCGTAGGTGCCTGAACGACCACCATGCTTTGTTCACGATTCGACAAATTGCCTTTGACATCTTCAGCGGTGACTTCAATCGGCCAGGTGTTATCGGTTTCTGGCGTACTGGTGAACCGGTAACCCGGCAGGGTAACCAGAATATCTTTACCCGTTGTGACCACTTTGCCACCGGCAGCTTCCAGTGCGGTGGCTTCGACGTTATAGCCTTTCAGGGCATATTTGGTTTGTAGCGACGAAACCAGTGATTTCACTTCTCCTGACTTCCCTGTCACGGGGTCTGTCAGGGTCAGGCGGACCAGTTCTTTTTTGCGATATTCCAGAACGATGTTGTTGTTGCGATCCACCAGATCATAACGGCTGCCTGCAAGGCTACGCCGTGCAGCGACTTCATTCGGGTCAAGCTGTTTCTGCATTGCGCTGCCAGGTTGCCAGGTAAAATCGACGGCAAAACGGGTGTCATTTTCGCCCTGTTTACCCTGGCGTTGCTCCGCGCTGAAGGTCATTAGCGGGAAGGGGGTATAGTTAAGTCCAGCGGTTATGGCATGAGGATTACTTTGCCGATCGTCTTTATCGAACAGGGCCACTTCATCGCCATAATACTGTTCATAGACCAGTTTACCGCCAAGGTACGGCCAGGCGGGTAGCCAGCCTTCTGCGCGTACATCCCAGCCATTGGCCGGGCGTGCTTCATAATCGTTGTCCAGTTCAGGTGCGCTGCGCCAGTTGGTCAGTCGCAAATAGCCGTTACTGCTTAATTTTAGATAGTCGCGCCAGTACTCCGCGCCAATGCCGGCGCGGGAGTGGTAACGGCTAAGATCGTGGTCGAAAAAGAAGTTGATGCCCGACATCCATGTGGGAGTGAAATGACGCCAACCTAAGCCGTTGTTAATCTGTGTACGCTCGTCAGTACGATGGAGAGTATGCTGACTGAAAAAGAGATTATCAGGCGTTTCATACCACGGATGGAGAAAATCGAACTGGGAGTTCTTCAGGCTAAAATCTTCATCCACGCCCAGCGTGATTCTTGCGGTACCGAAGCGGCTTAACCAGTCTGTCATTGCGCCTGAAGCCTGAGAAGAGGCCCATCCACGCGCCATATTTGCCGCTTGCTCGCTGTTCATATCCTCGGCGAGCAGAGACCCGATTTGCTGTGAAGTACTGGCTATCTGTTGCTCAAGGTTGCCGCTGCTATTACCCGGTGGCGGGGTTAAATTATTTTCACTAACTTGTGCCGGGACATCCAGTTCATCACCCTGGCGGACATTATCAAAACCTCGAGCAAACGTACGAAACTGGTTGAGTTTGCGTAACTCAGCCACCGAAATACCGAAACGTTCGGCAACGCTTTGGGCCGATTTCCAGCGCTCCAAGGGTGTAGGGCACCGTATTGGCATTTGCAATGGCGAGTTGTGCAGGAACTGGTTGTTGGGTTGCGGCGTTTACCACACCTTGTGCTGCCGCAGCCATAGGGAACGCAAGTTGAGTTATCAGGCAGATACCCGCAGTTAAGCGGCGTAGTTTAATTCCCATCCCGCATAAGATTTGTCGGTCATTTATTTCTTCTCCACTTCTCTTCTTCGTAGCCATGCTTACCTTCCCTGAACGAGCTAACATAAATGCGCCCTTTCTAGCACAGCGAAAAAATGTAAATCCTGATAGCAATATGATTGAAAATTAATAACTTTTCGTTAGGCAGTTTTGGGTGTGAGTTGCAAGAGGGGAGACTACTGAATAACTCAAGTTTTATAATCGAGGGGAAAATGGTGATGGCGTTCATAGCAAAACGCCCTCAACCATAAAGGTCGAGGGCGCTTAAGATGTTAAAAACCCGCTATCCGTTAATAAACAATGTTCAACTAAGGTTAGTGACATTGCGCTAAGAAGCGAATTTTTAGAATTTGGCTCCTCTGACTGGACTCGAACCAGTGACATACGGATTAACAGTCCGCCGTTCTACCGACTGAACTACAGAGGAATCGTGTGAACGGGGCGAATATTACTTAGCGGTACCTTGTCTGTCAACACTAAATTTCATAAGTCATTTCAATTGGTTAATTAATCTGCAAAGTTGTTAATTAATGAACATTCGTCGCCGAAAACGAGTCTGTATCATTAGTGCGATGCAGTCTCTGCAAAGGATCTTGTTGATAAAATTGGCAGAAACGTTGCCACAATGAAGGGAAACGAGGAGCAAAAAGTTCTGGGGCGCTAAAGAAATATTCAGAAAGTACGGCAAAACATTCAGCAGGATCACTGGCAGCATAAGCATCAATGCTCGCCGCATTCTCGCCAACTAATTCGATTTCTTCCTGAATGTTGTTCATTGCAGCATGAAGATCGTGTTCCCAGCCAGCAACCTCACGCAACGGAATAAAGGGAACTCCGCTGGCGCGATCGCCGTTACGGGTGTCCAGCTTATGAGCGACTTCATGAATAATCAGGTTAAAACCAGAAGCATCAAAAGAATCTTGTATATCCAACCAGTTCAAAACGATAGGCCCTTGCTGCCAGCTCTGACCTGACTGAACAATACGTTGGTTATGCACCAGACCGATATCGTCTTCCCATTCATCATCGACCACAAATGGCGCAGGATAAATTAAGACTTCATGAAAACCATCCAGCCATTCCAGTCCTAACTCCAGAACGGGTAGGCAAAATAGAAGTGCTATCCGGCAGCTTCTTAATGAATCCAGTTCAAAGCCCTGTAAAGGAACAAGCCGCTTTTGCTGTAAAAAACGTTCGGCAAGAGTGACTAATTTGCTTTGTTCCTGTTCCGTCAGACACGTTAAAAGGGGGATCGATAGTGCTTCCTGCCAGGGAAGGGCAGTTTGATGTGCTGATTCTTGTACTTTCCAGGGCCACTTAATCATCGTTTTGCTCGCAAACTCGTCACTTGAACAAAATTGCACGGACAGGGACTGTTAAAATGCCAAATTTCCTGGCATCATGGCAACCATCTGAACGGAGAGATGCCGGAGCGGCTGAACGGACCGGTCTCGAAAACCGGAGTGGGGGCAACTCCACCGGGGGTTCAAATCCCCCTCTCTCCGCCAAAATTCAATCACTTACACATCATTAAGTCAGTGACAAAAATCACACTTGGAATTACTTGGAATATTTTCTTGGAATATTTTCAGGTAACGGGATATTAAGTGTTGGTGAAACTTTAACCTTCCTGTCATAGATTAGCACTTGCCCTTCGGTTTTGTGACCAGAGAAAAGTTGCTTATCCCGGCTACTTCCTTCATAGTCTGAAATTCCTTTCGCCTTCAGATCATGAAAGGTGAAGTCGGTTAAAATACCTGAAATTTTTCCAGCACGATTTCTTGCTTCTACCCACATTTCGTTAAAGCCTTTGTACATATATCGGTTGCCGTATTGGTTGCTGATTACATAGGCGGATGTTGGTAACTGTTTTGCTTTTTCGATCGCCGCCTGTAATCGTGGACTCCATGCTTTTATCTGTTTTTTCCCTGTTTTCCCTTGCTGGATAAAGATCCCGTCGTTTCCAATCTGCTCCCATTTCAGCGATAACACATCGGAAATCCTCGCTGCACACAGATAGGCAATTTCCATTGCGATGAAAACAGGAAGAGGTGCAACGCTTAATACTGCCTGGTATTCTTTGTCGGTTACATATCGTTCGCGGTTTTTGGCCTTGAATTTACTTACACCTGCACATGGGTTAGCCTTCACGTACCCTCGCTCATACCCCCAACTGTAAACACGGGACATACTGCTTTTTTCATGGTTGGCTTGCGTTTTACTCTGCTCCCCTCTTTTGTCCATGTATCGACGGATGTGTTCTGGTTTTATGGAATCTGCCGGCACCTTACCGAATACGGCAAGCAACTTTTTTTGATGTTGCAGATAATCTTTTTGTGTTCTTGGGCTCAACTCACTGTAACAGGCGCTGGCGAGGAATTTTTCCCACAAGCGACCAAATGTCATTGCACGATCGCGGTTATTTACAGTTTCCTCATACTTTTTCCATAACGCGGCTAAACCATCTTTGATGGCGGTTAGTGTTACAGATTCTCTGGATGTTGGTTTCCATACATAACTATATTTATTTGGGTATACATTTGGAGGTAATCTTTCGTGTTCAGGGTTTTTCCTTCGTCTTCCCATCAGATCGCACCAAAATTCGGCTCTACCTCGCGTGGTGGTAAAGTTTTATTGCAGGTAAATAGATCCCGGCTGACAATCGGTTTGCCACTGCGATTGGTATAGAACGGAAGCCCATTTTCTATTAACCATTTTCGCTGGTGGCTTGCATATTTGCAGCCCGTTAATATTAGCAATTCATCTTCGGTTAAAAATAAGCTGCTCATAGCCATATCTCATAACCGCCGCTAACTATATGCGGTTAGCGGCGATCAGGGTTGAACATTAAAAATCAGCCTGATCCGGGATCATTTTTTGTATGGTGGCTGTAACGTATTTTGCCTGGTGGAGAGCGTCATCCAGTGCATTATGGCGTACGCCTTCGAATGGAATAGCTGTCTTGGCATCAAAGTCGATGGTTTTTCCCAGTTCGACGATTGTGCGCACGTCGCGATCGTTGCAGTAATGCCACGGGCAGGTGATCCCCTGCCGTTCATATGAACGGCGTAAAATTGTGTTGTCGAAAGTTGCGCCATTGCCCCATACCTGCACGAATTTCTCATCTGAATGTTCGCTGATGAATTCCCGGAACCGTAAAAGGGCATCCTTCAGTTTTACCTGGTCTACCAAGATTGCAGATCTCGCCTCACTGGACTGCGCCAGCCACCATTCAATGGTGGAACCATCCGGAACAGCACCTGTGGTCATTGCGTCAGCTAGGCTGATAACGATATAAAACGTTGGCCCGATTTCCCCTGTCTGCGGATCGAAAAACACAGCACCAATAACCACTATGGGCGCGTTGGTGTTAGTTCCCATCGTCTCGAGGTCGAGCATCAGGTGGTACCACATTCTGCTGGCGGATGTGGCTTTGTGATGATCGTTCGCCTTAATTAAGGTATTTGTCGTCTCGCCAGTTTCACCATCGCTATCGTGATAGTGATCATTGCCAGCGTCCTCCTTGTGATGATGTTCAGAGTCTTCCATTTCTTCCGGATCTTTTTCCTGAGATTCGACCTGATTTTTTTCATTGAATGTTTCCTGGTATGTTGCGTCGCCCATCACCGCGCCACAATCAGGGCAGTTGCCGCCACCGCTCTGACCGCAGGTGGTGCAGATCTTTTCCTGTTCTTGTTGCGCTACTGGTTCAGGCTGTTTCGTTTCTGGCTCGTTTTGTAACGCATTTGGGCTGTTTTGTTCCGCTTTCTGGTCGTTCTGTTCCGTTTCTTGCTGGTTCTGGTTCACAGAATCGCGGGTTTCAATCCCCTTCACCCATTTCGGATCATTCGGGTCGCTAATCCCTGCAACAAATTCACCACGTGATACTGCAAGCAGTTCATCGGCGTCAGGCTGGCTGATATTGGCTGCCTGCATAATTTTGTTTACTTCGTCAGCGGTAACTTTTACCGGCCCTGGTTGTGCGGTCGTGTCAGATGCACCAGTATTTTGTTGTGAACCTGAGTATGTACCGTTTTTGCGGGCGAAATATTCTTCTTTCGTGATTTCAGTAGCCCCGGCAGCCAGTGCCTTATCCAGACCAGAAAGTTTGTTTGCGCGACCGTATTTTTTGCCACCCTTGTCGGTGAAGAGGAAGTAGAACGGCCCCTCACGCTCTACAGATGGTTCGACTTCCACTTTGCATTCGGTTTTTTCGTTGTCCTGAATTGCCGTTTCCACTGCATCAGTTTCTGGTACTGGCGACGAGAGAGTATCAGTTGCGCTCTGATTTCTTCCTTCATCTTCAAACACGCCCTTTGTAGTCAGGTATTCAGTAATGTATTTGTTCAGTGCCACAGGGTCTTTGTGAATGTCGATCGGACGTTCACGGACAAGGCCAAAAATAGTCTGGCGGTCGTAGCGAAGGGCATCAGGCTGTTTGCGCATTGATGCCGAGATACGCTTCCAGTCTTCGCGGTCGTTGTCGATAACTTCATTTTTTGCCCAGCGATGGATGCTGCCGTCAATGTTTCCGGCATCCACATCACCAGGCCAGAGAGCGTAGGCCAGTTCGTCATCCAGTGTTTTCCATGTCTGCTTGTATTCGCGATGAATGGCAGCAATGACCGGGCTGATTTTTCCTGTTGAATTTTCAGTGTGCTGTTGATTGGCTCTGGCGCGGGCGAGATCAACAACAGACGTGTATTTTCCGGTTTCCTTGCGTTCACCTTCGCGACGTTTTTTCCAGATGCGCATCTTTGCCTGAATTTCGGGCCATTTGGCACCAGGCTTACATTTATGCTTAACCCACCCGATGGCATGCAGCTTAAGCTCCGGATACATGGCGTTAACTTCTGGCATTTTCATCAACGCTTCAACGATATGTCCGTCGAATGTTGCCATGTCTTCCTGCAACAGTTCCTGCGCGCTAATCACCATATCAACGGTGATGTTTTCACATGTGTCGAACTTAACCATGACAGCGTTCTGTACTTCAGGGGCCAGCTTGTCAAAAGTGACGTTCATAGGATCTGATTCAGTCTCAACCGGGACAAAGGAAGCAGACTCCTCATCCCAGCGGTTTTCCTGCATAAATTCAGCATCCCAGGAATCGAGGGCAGGGCGGGGTATACCGGGTTTATCCTCGCAAACAAGAAATTTATAAGCGCAGTCCTGAGCAGCCGGATAATGTTCCAGGAATTGCCAGTGAAATTTTGCGCGGGCGCGACGTTCATCACCGGCTTCAATGGCTGTGGCTACAGGTTTAGCGCCTTCTTGTTTTATTGCCTGTTCGTCCGGAATGGCAGCGCAAATAAAGACTTTACTCATTTTGTTTTAACCTCATGACAGATTTAAGGGTGAACAAATCCCTGCCATTGCTGGCATATAAGAATGAAATCGGATGTTTATTACGGAACTGTTTTAAAGACCTGCCGGGATTTCGTTATTATCCTGGTGAATAACTTTATCGACCGGGTAACAGTTACCGGGAATTTTCTGTTCGGTTGCTGCAGTCACACACTCCTGCATTGTCCTGTGAACACTGATTGCAATATCAACTGGCTCTCCGGAAACAAGAAAAACTGTCAGAACAAGTGCAAATGCTGTATTCATTGCCAGCATCCTTTTTGTATCGGACGTAAACGG